CTGGACCGGCAGAAGCTGATTGACGCCGGATTTCCCGAGGCTGCGGAGGCGCTCTGATGGCTCTGTGCTGCAATGGTAACCAGTTTGCATCCTGCGGTATGTACTACGCCGGGGCGACTGCTGTGTTGAGTGCTTATCCATCTGCGCTACAGGGGAACTTCTCGCAGACAGGTCGGATCAGGAACATTACGGCGGGGGAGGGAATCACTAGCGAACTGGTGGGCATTCCTTCTGGTTATAGGCACCCGGCTGCATGGATGATGCCGCAGAAGCCGGGGTTACTGGCCGCTCGCAATACGGCCATCGGTAGTGGTGGTGTATCCAGCGCCACTATGCAGTCCGGCTACAACATCGCAGCGGGAATATCTGGCGCTGGTGACATTCCCGGTTGCGACATCGGCCTGATCGTATCTATCGCGGCGGTGCTTACAGCCAGCGGTGACATCAGTTCGGCAGACGCAACGGCACTGGCGACAATGGTAGCAACCATTACCGGCTCGGGTGACATTGCAGCAGCGGCGGCGGGCCTTGCAGACCTTGGCGCGGCTCTCACGGGCGCTGGCGTTGTCGTTGCCGGCAACACCGCACTGATGGACATAGCGGCAACCATCCGTGGCTACGGCGACCTGACGCCGGAAGGTCTGCGCGATGCGGTATGGACTGCTGTGCTGGCGAACTACCCGGATACCGGCACAGCAGGGCTTGCGCTGACGAATGCTGGTGCGGGCGGAAACCCGTGGTCGGCAATCATCGAGAGCGGGCTGACGGCTGAAGAAATTCTGCGCATCGTCGCTGCCGCACTTGCTGGCAAAGTGAGCGGCGCTGGCAGTGGTACAGAAACCTTCGTCGGTCTTGACGGCACGACGAACCGCATCGTCAGCACGGTTGATGCCAGCGGTAACCGATCGTCGGTGGTTGTTGATGGCACTTAGTCACTTTGCTGCTCTGCACTTCGGCGCTCGGCATTTCATCGCGCTGGCCGGGGAGCGCGGCTTTGTTGAAGCAATGCAGGACTATATCGTCCGTGCCCGCCGTCTTGGCAGGCGATAGCCGTTACCTATTGACCGTAAGACAGCAATAGTTTATAACTATCAACAGTTTTGGAGCGCCCCTGATGGACGACCAGCAACAGCTACCTGCCGATGAGGAAAAGAACAAGCGCCTAGCCGCGCTGGCAGGGCGTCTCGTCGATCTTCGCAAGGAAGCCGTCGAGGGCCGCAAGTCGTCCGGTATCGAGGATGTCTGGAAGTCTGCCGAGGAAGCGTACCTTGGCATTGATGATGTCAATCGCGCGCAGTGGGAAAAAGCGCAGTGGGCGAAGCCGACCTCAATGCAGGGGCCGCTGACTCGCGCAACGGCCGGTGACGGTACGGACAACCGCAGCACGGTGTTCATCCCGCTGACCGCACGTTACGTCGATGCCGGTCATGCAAAGGTGTCTGAGCTTCTGCTGCCGATGGATGACAAACCCTTCGCCTTCGATCCGACGCCAGTACCTGAGTTGATCGCCGCTCGGGACATGCTCAAGCAGGTCATGCAGAACGGTGGCGAGTTACCGCCGCAGCAACCGCAGCCGATGGCACAGGCTGTCGCGCCAGATAGCCTGATGACGCAGCAGCCGGCCGCATCAATGCAGCCGGTACCGCAGACCCCACAGGATGCGTTTGCCGCTGCCAAGGACGCTGTAGCCCGTGCCACGACTTCGGCCAAGGCGGCAGAGAAACGCATCTACGACTGGATCGTCGAAGCGAAGCATGCAGTCGAGATGCGTAAGGTGCTGTTCGATTCGGCGCGTATCGGCGTCGGCATCCTGAAGGGACCGTTCGTTGAGGCGCGTACCTCCACTGCGCTGACAAAGGACGAGCAGGGCAACGTCGCGATCGAGATAAAGAAGGAACGCAAGCCCGGCGAGCGTCAGGTTGATCCATGGAATTTCTTTCCCGATCCGGCGTGTGGCGAGGATGTAACGAAGGGGTCGTACTGCTTCGAGCGCGACTACATGTCGCCGGCACAAGTCAAGAAGCTGCCTGCTGTCGGTAGCTACCTGCCGGATCAGATCGAATTGGTTCTCGATGAAGGCCCGTCGAAATGCTATCTGACTGAAGACGGGCAGCGCAATCCGAGCGCGGTCGATGATCCGAAGATCAGGGCGAAACGATTTGAGCTTTACCATTTCTACGGTGAGATCAGTGCCGAAGATTTGATGGTAGCGAACGAGAACCTCGCCAGCAAGGTTGCCAAGCGCGAGACGTATCACGTCACTGCCACGTTGATCAACGAGCGCGTCGTGCGCGTCGTGCTCAATCCGCTCGATACCGGCCGCATGCCGTACCGTGTGTTCCCGTGGCGTCGTCGCTCCGGTCATTGGACTGGCGTCGGTATTGGCGAGCAGTGCTCGCCGGCACAGGTGATGTGCAACGGTGCCACGCGCGCCATGCTGACGAATGCCGGTCAGTCTGCCGGTGTGCAGTTGATCATTGACCGCACGTCGATCGTTCCTGTTGACGGCAAGTGGATCATCACGCCGAACAAGGTGTGGGTCAAGAAATCCGACGCAACGATCGATGACATGACGAAGGCGTTTACTGCCGTCGAGATTCCCGATCGGCAGCAGTCGTTGATGAACATCATCGAGTACTCGTTCCGTATTGCCGAAGAGAGCACAAACATACCCCTTATCTCTCAGGGCCAGAGCGGAGCGAGTACGCCCGACACATACGGTGCGGCCGCGTTGCAGAATAACAACGCGAACCAGTTGCTGCGCAGCATCGCCACGACGTGCGACGACTGCATCACCGAGCCGTTGATCCGCGACTACTACGAGTGGTTGCTGCTCGATCCTGATGTACCGAATGAAGAGAAGGGTGACTTCAACATCAACGCCCACGGATCGTCCGCTCTGGTTGAGCGCGCGATTCAGGATCAGGTCATCCAGCAACTGGTCGAGCCGAGCCTGAATCCGGCCTTCGAGTTGAGCCCGGCGCGCGTGATGGAAGAGTACCTGAAGAGCAAGCGCATCGACTACCGCAGCCTGAAGCTGACCGACGAAGAGAAGGCTGAGATGGCGAAGCGTCAGCCGCCGCCAGCGCCAGCCGTACAGGCCGCACAGATCAGAGCGCAGGCGCAGATGCAGAGCGACAAGTTGCGTGAGCAGACTGCTCAGTTGCGCATCAAGAAAGACACGGATCGTGACGCCGTGTATGTGCAGGCCGAGACGCAGCGGACGCAGGTTGAATTCACATCACGTCGTGAGGAACTGGCGGTGCGTCGCGAATTGGCACTGCTCGATTACGCCAACAAGCATCAGCAGACGCTTGAGCAGATCAAGGGCAAGTTGGCTGAGACTGTAATGAAGTTGCGCACTACCAAAGAACTTGCGCTCGGGTCTGCAACGATCGATCTGCACAAGCACAGAAATCCACCCCCACCGATTGCACCGTCAATAGAGCCAGCAGGGCGTGCTCCCGCCGGTCAGAGTTTTGCGCAATGAACACACTAACTAAAACCTGCAGTAATTGTGGTGCGGTTCTGGCTGTTACTGCGTTCCCAAAAAATGCGTCACGGTGCAAGCCGTGCAAGAAGTTGTATATGGCGCAATGGAAAAAGGATAACGCCGAGCGTATCTCACAATATCAAAAAGAGTGGTTTGCAAAACGACCAACCTATCGCGCTGAATGGCTCGCAAAGAATCCTGATTATTTCAATGCTAGGTGGTTGGCAAATCGTGATGCACTGGTCGCTTACCAACGTGCGCGTACTGCGGCTTTTGTTGCGGCTGATCCTGAATATCGCAAGAAGCTATACGCGGCGGATGCTACAACAAACAAAGCTCGCGCCAGTGTTTATGCAAAGGCCAATAGAGACAAAGTCAACAACCGTCAGCGTGCATATCGTGCGAAATATCCAGAGAGACTGTATGCCTCGTTGCGCAAACGACACACGGGTGTCCTTCGCAGCGGTAGGAAAACAGAACTCGATGTCTTGGTGCTTGAGGAAGCTGCAATTTTACGTCGGTGCCGCACAACTATGACTGGCATCAAATGGCATGTCGATCATATTGAGCCGTTGCACGGCAGTACCGTATCTGGTCTTCACAATGCGTTCAATCTCGCTGTAATCCCGGCAGCGTTGAATCTCAAAAAGGCAAACAAGCGGATTGATGTTCCGTGGACGCAGATGGAGTGGCGCAAATGATCGATGAACTGGTTTCCCGCACCTTCGCCATGCGTGACGCTGCTCACCGCGAGCACTTCCGCACGGACAGCTACGCTCGGCACATGGCGCTCGGTGCGTTCTACGAGGCACTGCCCGGTGCGGTTGATGCGCTGGTCGAAGCGTACCAAGGCATGTTCGATCTGGTCGGTGACTTCGACGTGACGCTGCCGAGCGGCAAGTATGACATTGATGTGCAAATGCAGGACGACATCGACTGGCTGCAGGCCACTCGTGACGATACCTGTCAGGAAGACCCGTCGCTGCTCGCGCTACTGGATGATGTTGTGGCGCTGTATCAGAAGACGCTCTACAAGCTGAAGAGGCTGGTATGAAGATAACCGAAGCCCAATCGACCAACCCCTTGTGGCAGGCGCTGCGTGCTCACTACACGACACGTCTCGCGCAGCTTCGCATGGACAACGACAATACCGCACTGAGCGAGAAGGAGACTGCTGTGCTGCGCGGTCGCATCGCTGAGTGCCGCGCGATATTGGATATGGATTCACCCGAGCCGGAAGCAATTACGGTTCAGGGAATGTAGGTGCCGCCGACCGAGAGGTCCACGGCAAGGATGACGACCCACGGAAACGCCGGTCGTTGATAACTAGGAGCATGACATGGAAGATGATGACGTAGTGGTTGATGCACCGACAGCAGAGCAGGAAGCTGCTGAGTTCAATGGCGGGTTTGGTGATGAGGTAGTTACAGGTGCCACACCGGCTGACGAACCGAAGATGATGCAGGTACCCGAGGATGAGTATCGTAAGTTGCTCGATGGCGTGGCACGGATCGAAGGGATCGAGGCCTCGTTGGAGAAGCAGTTCGGTACAGCCTTCGGCAAGATCGGCGGCATCGAGCGTGTGATTGACCAGCTCAAGTCCTCTGCTCCTGCTGGTGGAAAGATCGAGTTGTCCGAGGAGGTCGTCGCCGATCTGGCTGCTGAGTTCCCCGAGATGGCGAAGCTGCAGTTCAAGACCTTGCAGAAACTGGTCGATACGATCAACACCAGCACCATCACCCCGGCACCGCAAGATGCCGCCCAACCTTCAGCGCCTGTCATTGACGAGGAGGCCATCGAGCGCCGAGTCCGTCGTGCGATCACTGAAGAGACGTTGAACGAATTCGACGAGAAGTGGAAGGAAACCATCGGTCTGCCTGATGACAAAGGGGTAATTCCCGATACACCATTCAGGCAATGGCTTGTCAAACAGCCGAAGGAATACCAGACACGCGTCCGATCAACGTATAGCGCCACGGTCCTTACGGACGCGCTGACCAAGTTCAGGGCAGCGCAGACGAAGGCGCAAGGGCGAAGGGAAGTTCTCGACGCCGCAGTTGAAGTAACGGGTAGCGGAGGGCAAGCGCCCAATGCTGGCTCAACCGACAACGACGAATTCGATGCAGGATTTAAGTCGTAGTCATATCGTCATTCTTTTATAGGAGCCTCTCATGGGCCAGATGCAAACTTTCGGCTTGACCCCCGGCCGAATCAATAAGTTCAAGGGTCAGATTCTGAAGCACGCTGTACCGGTGGAAGTTCTCGCCAAAGGTGGCCGTCAGGTCAAGTTCCCGAAGAACAACTCGGACACGTATGTTGCCCGTCGTTGGGTGCCCTACGGTGCGACTACGACCAACCCGAACCAGTTCTTCCAGAATGCAACCGGCGACCGTGCAAACACGCTGGTCAATGCGCACCTGACGCAGGAAGGCGTGACCGTGCTGCCCGAGTCCATCACTCCGATGGACATCTCTGTCGTCATGCAGCAGTATTCCTGCCTGTATGGCTTCAGCGACAAGACCTACGACCTGTACGAGGATGACATTCCGCAGGCCATGCAGGAGCAGATCGGCGAGCGCGTTGCACTGGTGAACGAGATGATCGTTTATGGCATCGTCAAGGCCAGTACCAATCAGTGGTACGGCGGCACCGGTACCAGCCGCGCGACCGTCAACGGCAAGCTCACGCTGCCGCTGATCCGCAAGATCGTCAAGTCCCTGCAGGCGAACCACGGCAAGAGCGTGACGCGCGTGCTGTCGGCTTCCAACCAGTACGGCACCGACGCTGTGGCCTCCGGCTTCATCGTGTATTGCCATACCGATCTGGAACCGGACATTCGCGATCTGCCCGGCTTCACCCCTATCGAGAAATATTCCAGCGGCACGCCGATGGCAAACGAAGTCGGCAAGTGCGAACGCTTCCGCTTTGTCACCTCGCCTGACCTGCCGTCCTATCAGGACGCTGGTGCGGCAATCGGCACGCTCGGCCTGTACTCGACGACCGGCACCAGCATCGACGTGTATCCGCTGATCGTGGCTGCCGAAGATGCATGGTCGCAAGTCGCGGTGCGCGGCAAGGAGTCTCTCGATCCGACCTTCCTGCCGCCCGGCCAGAAGTCGAAGAGCGATCCCTTCGGTCAGCGTGGCTACGCCGGCACGATCTGGTGGAAGGCAGCGATGGTCGAGAACTACGGCTGGCTGGCTGTCGCCAACGTTGGCGTGACCAACCTGTAAGCCATAGGGGCCGGCTAGTTCAGCGGCTCCGTTCAAGGAGATCATTATGCAAAACACAGTTGCACAACAACTCGCCGCCGTTGCGGCCAGCGGTGACCGGGAGGCTCTTCGCCCCTTGCTCAACGCGCTGGCTGATCGAATGTCGAGTCAGGCGCTTGCTACTGCCGGCCTTGTCATCAAGGCCGGTGGCGGTGTGCTTGCCAAAGTCGGTGCTACCGATTTTCAAGCCGTCGCCAATGGCAAGCATGTCACGATCGCTGCCTCGACGGACATGCCCGCACTTACCGGTCTTTCGATCGGCGCAGGCAAGTTCAACGTTGCTGTTTTCTATGTCGATTCGGCGGGTACCAAGACCGTTGGCTTCGGCACGGAGGGCGCTACGGCGGCTGCGGTCAAGTTTCCGCAAACACCCGAGGGTAAGGCCATCATCGGTTATCTGATGATTACCTATGCTTCAGCATTCACAGGCAACTCGACGGCGCTTGATACCGCAACGACGATTTATGTCAGTCCGGTAGGCGCATTCGATCCGAGCATTTCGCTCGGCTAACTCTACACAACGAAAGGAACAAGCACCATGGATAATCTTCAGCAAACTCCGCTGACTGCGATGCTCACCAAGGCAGGTCTGGCTGTCGGTACCACTACGACTACCACGACTACCAATGCGCTCGTCATGTACTACAGCATCAAGGGCAAGATGTACACCTTCACGGGTGCCAGCAACGGCGCGACGCCGACGACTGACGCAGTGACTGGTGCCGCGTTCCTGCCGATCGCTGTCAACAAGGCCGGTGTGTTCGTCTGGTGCCTCGATACCAGCGCAGCACTCAAGGTCGTGCAGGGTCAGATCGTGGATTACTCGGACGCTGGTGTCTTTGCCAACGCTCCGCAATTCCCCGGCATTCCCGACACGCTCTGTCCGATCGGCTATCAGCTGACGAAGGTCATCTCGACCGGCTCGGCATGGACGATGGGTGTCAGCAATCAAGCCTCGCAGACCGGCATCACGAAGGTTCTGGTGGATTGCATGACTCTGCCTGACCGTCCGCAAGTGGCCTAACACCACAGCCCCTTGGCAACAGGGGGTTGTCCTGTACCAACCACACAAGGAGTATCACATGCAAGAACTTGCTCATACCGCCGACATGGAAGTCGGCCAGCAAACCGCTGGTAATTTCATTCTTCCGCCGCTTGACGTGCAGATCGATCGTGAATCGATTGCGATCGAGCCTGTCGTATCGTCGCTGACCAAGAACGACTTTGCCGAAATGATGTTCATGGAAGAACTGGTCAAGATTCGCGTCGAGCCGCTGAACGAAAAGAATCCGCGCAAGATGATCGACCTCTATGTCAATGGCAAGGCCGAGTGGGTGCCCGTCGGTCGGCCGTGGATCATGCGCCGCAAGTACGTCGAGGTGCTGGCCCGCTCGAAACCGATGAGCGTACAGACCAAGCACGAGTCGGCCGAAGAGTCGCTCAACCCGCAGAACGAAGTGATCCGCACGACCTCTTCGCAGTTTCCGTTCTCCGTTCTGGAAGACACGCCGCGTGGCATCGAGTGGCTCAATCGATTGATGGCCGAGGGCTAAGACCATGACTCTGCTCCAATTATGCAATAGGCTTATTGCTGAAGCTGGTATCACGGCACAGCCTATGACAACGACCGTCAATCAAACGGGCGAGTTGGGGCGGGTTGTCAACTGGATTCAGCAGGCGTGGCTCGACATCCAGTCGGCCCATACGACGTGGCGGTGGATGCGCAAGTCGGCAACCATCGTCACTGTCGCCGGCCAATCCGGTACTTACACGGCAGTGGCAACTGACGTTGCAACATGGACACTCGATACGTGTCGTAACTACGTGACATCGCAGGGTCTTATCACAGAGATATTTATGAACTTCGTCGAGTACGACGACTTTCGCAATTCCTACCTGTACGGTGCGCTCCGGTACGCACAGTCCCGCCCGCTGGTCTTCACGATAAATCCAGACAACACCTTGTCTTTCGGACCTGTACCGAACGGCGACCATACCGTGACGAACGACTACTACAAAAAACCTGCCGAGTTATCCGGTGATAGCGCAGAGCCTGACATGCCCGCGACGTTCCACATGGGTATCGTGTGGCGGGCACTTATGTTCTACGGCGGTTACGAGGCGGCTGGCGAGGCGTATAACCGTGGTATGAACGAATACGGTATTGCCCTCGACAAGCTCGAAGTCAATCAGTTGCCGATGATCCAGATGGGAGGACCGTTGGCATGAAGCCGATGGACATGCCTCGCGTGATGTACGAGATGATAGCTCTAAAGGGCGGTCTTGATCTTGTCACGCCTACGCTGTCTCTGAAACCCGGTGTCGCTCGTGATGCAATCAACTACGAGTGCAATGTCACAGGTGGTTACACACGTATTGCTGGTTACGAGCGTTTTGATGGGCATGCATCGCCGTCAGCTGCAATCTATACCATCCTTGGTGTAACGATGGGTGGTAGTGTCAGCCTCGGTGACACGATCAACGGGCAGACCTCTGGAACGACCGGCGTGCTCCTCGCAACGCCGACAGGACAACTCGTACTGACTGCAACGACTGGCGGTTTCACGGACGGTGAGAACCTGCGTGTTGGTGTATCTGTAGTTGCTGTGTGTAACAGCACGATCGGCCAGAGCGGAACGGCATCACTGTCGGCCGCCTATAGCGCACTGGCTGCCAATAGCTATCGCGCAGCTATCTCCCGACCTACAGGCTCCGGTCCGGTGCGTGGCGTCGTGCAGTACGGCAGCAACGTCTATGCCTTCCGCAACAACACTGGCGGTACAGCTGTAGATGTGTGGAAGTCGAGCGCGGCAGGATGGGCCGCTGTACCGCTCTACAAGACGGTCAGCTTTACAGTCGGTGGTACAGCTGCACCTGTCGATGGCGAGACGCTCACGCAGGGCGCGGTGACCGCAACAGTCAAGCGTGTGTGCAAACAGTCTGGCGCGTGGTCAGGAACTGCCGCTGGCGCGTTTGTTATCACGACGCCGAGCGGTGGTAGTGGAAACTTTGCGGCAGGCGCTGCAACGCTGTCTGGTGGTGCCACGGTCACTCTGTCGGGCGTGCAGACATCTATCACCCTTGCGCCGGGCGGGCACTTCGAGTTTGTGTCCGGCAACTTCGGCGGAACGACCGGTGCGACTCGCATCTACGGATGCGATAACGTCAACAAAGCCTTCGAGTTTGATGGCGATGTACTGGCACCGATCGCTACAGGAATGCCGACCGATACGCCAAAGCATATCGCGGTGTTCAAGAACCATCTGATCCTGTCATTCGTTGCCAGCTTGCAAGTCAGCGGCATCGGCGATCCGTTCGGATGGACTGCAATCCTTGGCGCGGCAGAAATATCAGCCGGCGAGCGCATCACAAATCTAATCCTTCTACCCGGCTCGCAGAGCGGCGGCGCACTGCTGGTACAGACCCGCAACAATACGCTTATCCTGTACGGCTCATCGACCGCCGACTTCAACCTTGTCACGTACAACAATGGCGTCGGCGCTATCGATTACACCGCTGCGAACATGGCCGGTATCTATTCGCTGGACGATCGCGGCATTATGGGGCTCAACGCAACGTTGGCATACGGCAACTTCGATCAGGCGTCGCTTTCTGCAAATATTCGCCCGTTCATTGTCAGTAACCGTCAGTTCGGGCAGGCGTGCTGCGCCAATCGTGAGCGCAGCCAGTACAGACTGTTCTTCTCCAACGGTTACGGGCTGTATGCCACAATCATAAACGACAAGTTTATCGGTTCGCTTCCTATTTATTTCCCCGATCCCGTGTTCTGCGTGTGGGAAGGTGAAGACAGCAGCGGCAATGAGGTCACGTACTTCGGATCGAACGACGGCTATGTGCATCAGCTTGATGTAGGTACCAGCTTCGATGGAGTGGCGATCAATTCGTACATCACGCTCAATTATGACGCGATCCGTGGGCCGCGCCTCATCAAGCGGTTCCGCAAGGCGTCGGCGGAAATCACCGGCTCGACGTATGCGCCGCTCACCGTCAGCTATTCGCTCGGGTACGGAAAGACCGACATCGCTCCGCAGGCGCAGGTCAGCTACGCCTCGAACTTCACAGTCAGTAATTGGGACAGCGGTTTGTTTTGGGATAGCGGTTTGGTGTGGGACGGACAGACGTTAATGCCAAGCGAGATTGAATTGATGGGGTCTGCCGAAAACATCGCAATGACGTTTGCAAACAATACCGATTACACCGGGCAATTCACGATCAACAGTCTGATCATTCACTACACCCCGAGACGAGGCCTACGATAATGTCAAACGATTTCTTTAATGCGAGCGGGACTCCGGCGCAAGGCAGTCAAGTTGTTACGCCAAATATGAGGGCCGAGTTTGCGGCCATTGCAGCCGGCTTCGACAAGATGCCGGCACTTACTGGTAATGGGTACAAGATCGTATACATCAACGCAAGTGGCTCAGCAATGGTTGCGACTGGCGGTGACGGGCTATTGAAGATAAGCACGACCGGTATCCCTACTATTGCGATAGCTGGTACTGATTATCTTGTTGATATCGCAGCAACCATACACGCGGCAACAAATAAAGCAACGCCGGTCGACGCTGACGAAGTTGGTATATGGGATAGTGTGTCAGGTCTGTTACGAAAAGTCACATGGGCGAATCTGAAGGCAACACTTAAGGTGTACTTCGACACGCTGTACGCATCTCTGAGCAACCCAATAAATACAGAACAATCCCTCACCGGCTACTACTATCCCGCCGCAGGTTCAGCCTTCCAAGACATGTACCGTTCAGGCTGGCTCCCTAGCTGGTTCAATCAGCAGTGGGGTGGAGCGCAGTGGGGTACGTTGCCGGATGGTAGCTTTGGAAGCGTGGCGACTGGGAATATTGAGGACAACGCTGCTGCTCAGATTAGCTCTGCCGCAAGCGTCTACTATCTCACTCAAGGGTTCATTGTTTCTGAAAACCTGACAAATCCAGTTGTCTGGGTAAAGTTATACAAGGTAGGTAATCCCCCTGCGGCACTAACATTGTCGTTTAGAGCTAACTCAGGCGGCTCACCAACTGGTGCAGATTTAATCAGTGGAACAATCGGGGGGAGGTTAGTTACAAGCAAGACGGATGGCGAATGGTATCCGATTCAATTTACTGGAACCATAAACGCCAATACGCAATACCATTTGCTAGGGACGATGGGAACTACAGACGCATCTAACTACTTCGTCTGGAAATACACATCAGCAAAAAAGTATCCGCACGGCTATTACAATGCGGGTACGTCTGCCCCCGTATGGACGCCTACCACAACGATTGCGCTCTGCTTCCTCATCCAAAACCTCTCCGCAAACTCCCTGATTCAATCCGGTGGTATGTTCGATTACAAGCTCTGCTTCAATCCCGGTACTCCGGTCAATCAGTCGCGCAGCGTGGCGCAGCCTCTTGTCAACTTCTACGATGGAAAGACGTGCAGCGTTCTCTATCGCGGAACCTTTGCAGTATCCACGAACGTATGGGACTTTACCTACGGTCTTGACCATGACCGGATCACGCTCACCATCAATG